TGAAAAACCTATTGCCTATGTTTTGATTTCTCAAAAATCTAGGGGAATAGTTTGTATTTCTCCAAAGACCTATAACCAGTGGAGAAAAGTTCATACATTTGATAACAAGAGACAGATCATGGAATGGTTCTATAGCGCCCCCAAAAAAGTTTTACAACCATTTGATTCACTGGTTGATTATCTTCAAAAACTTCAAGAAGAAAGTGACGGTTGGTGATGAAAATAGTGTTAGTGGACAATAAAAAACTTAAAATTCCAGCGTGGGGGGCAACAAGCATTTTGCGTCCAGAGAAGATGCTTCTCAAGATGTCAATGATTGAATACGGTTGGGTTCAGCCAATAATCGTTAAATTGTCTGACAATACGATTATTGATGGATATCAGCGGTACTTAATTTCTATAGATGACGAAAAATTTTTGAAAAAACACGGATCATCTATTCCAGTAATCCACGAGGATGTTGACGACATAGAAGCAATTGTTATGCACATAAGATTAAATCGTGCTCGCGGTGCGACAAATGCGTATGCTCTCAGCCGTGCGGTTAAACGGATTGTGGCATCGGGTAAATATGAGGAAGATGATCTATCTAATCTTTTCCTGATGCATGACGACGAAATTGATTTGCTTATGTCTGATGGTCTTTTGAAAAAGAAAAATTGGCAGAAATATGAGTATTCGCGGGCGTGGGTGCCGATTGAGGTTGCGAAACCTGTTGCCGATGACACCGTATATATTGAGCGTCCACCGAATAAAGATCGCTAAATATTGCCGATAGTTCATATGTGGTAAAATCCGAGTAGCCCTTTTTAGGAGAGTACTCATGCCACGACCAAGAATGACGGAAGATGTTGAATTCCGCACAGATGTTGACACAGGTGGAAATGTTGTACGTCGCGCCCGTTTCATTCGTCGCCCTCGCCGTGTGGGCGGTCGTAGCGTGCCGGGCAACGCCCGTTACTATCGCCGTCGTCAAGCAGAATTAAACGCCGCTAGGCGCCAACGACGAGGTGCAGTTGCTGGTGCCCGTAACGCCGCTCGCCGTGGTCGTGCCGCTGAAAGAACAGCGCGAGGCGCTGGTCGTGCTGGTCGTAATGCTGGAAACCCACGAAACGTGACTCCACGCGCCACTCAAGGGGCAACTCGTCGTGGCGGTGTACGAGGTGCGCTTGCCCGTGTTTCTAGAGGTATCGCGAACAGGCTTGAAAGACGCCGTACTCGTCGTCGCTAATAATCGGAGGTAACCGATGGCTTTAGTGACGGTTTCTGAACTAAAGACTTACATGGATATAAGTTTTTCTAATAGACAAGAAGACGCTGCTCAATTTGTTATTGACGGTCTACAAAGCGAATTGGAAACTTACTTACGCCGACCAATTGAAGTTGATTCGTTCACAGAAACCCATGTTCTTGAGTCAGATCATGTTGGTCTACCAATGAGTTCAAGTCTATTCAATGATGTTTATAATGCAACAGACGTTGACCCTGCTGGCATTATCACTTATGGGACACCACCACCAACAATCTATTTAAACAATTCCCCCGTTATCTCTGTGCAGAGTGTAACGATAAGTAATCTTTCCACGAACAACCAAGTTCTTGGTGAAGCATTAAAGCGATCTGCATCTGTTTCTTCTGCCGTTGTGACTAGTTCAACAATTACATATACGGCATCCAACCATGGTTTTACTGTTGGTCAATCGGCAACTGTAACAGGAATGAGCAACTCTCAACTAAATGTTTCTTCTAAGGTTGTAACTTCTGTAACTGCTTCAACTTTTGTTGTTTCCGCAAGCGGTTTAACAACAGGAACATTTACCCAAGCGGGAACCGCAGTCGCTACAGGATACGACTATACGGTTCGCAAATATGGCATAGATTTTTATCGCGGATACGCAAACGACAATGTGACGATCACATATACTGCTGGTCTTGCTGGCGACGGAATACCGATGTTTAAACTCCTTATTCTTCGCGCCGCTGCTCGCGAGGTTCAAAATATGCACGATGATGTTGTAGGTATTAAAGATCTTGGCGCGCGTGAGGTTGCTCTTCAGGAAACTGGTTTCTTGGAAAAAGAATTGATGTCTGTGAAACGGTGGCGCAGAAATAGGATCGGCTAATTATGGCTAGCGATCTAAAGATAAAAATAAAGATTGACGCTCGTCGTGCTATATCAAGAATGCGAGCAATGGAGAGGCGTTCAAAGGATTTTCGTCCAGTATTCAAATGGGCTAAGCGCGAACTAGAACGAGCAAATGCCGCAAACTTTGCCGCTAATGGTTTACCTGTTGGTGGCTGGTCACCACTAAAACCGCGTTATGCGGCGTGGAAGGCAACAAGATTTCCGGGTGCTCCAACTTTGGTAATGTCGGGGAAACTGTTTCGCGAACTTCGTTCTCTTGACGGTCCTGCTAACAGCATTGGTTTAACAAAGGCTACTTTTGGTACTGATGTTGAGTATGCAAAGTTTCATCAGTATGGAACAACAAAAATGGCAAAACGCCAAATTATTTATGAGCCAACTGGTTTTGCCGAGAGGCTCGCAATAATTGCGGCTGATTACGTAACCGACGGAAGAGTGCGATAAATGGCTACACCTGTAACAGATTTAATGCATGGCGCACAATGGGCTAAATACTATGTCAACAACTATCTGATTAGTGATTTGCCAAATAGAATTAATCGTTATCGTTCTGGTTGGAATTTGGATTCAAAGGAATTGCCAACACCAGAGTTTTTCCTTACCTACGAACCGATTGCTCTTGATCACTGGCCGACAATTATCACGGTATGTTTGGCTACTTCTCCGTTTGAGCGCATGATGCAGGGTCGTCAGGGCGATCCGATGTATCGGGTTACTTACAGCATGCGAACGTATGTGTGGACAAAAACCGAGGGTTCCGAAGAAGTGACATTAATGCGAGATAGGTTGACAACTGTTGTTCGTTCAGCCCTGATGGATAAACCATGTTTGACAAGGTATGACGCCTCTTATGACGCCGAGGTGATGGTTGAAGAATCGTCAATTCGTGAGGAATTTTCTGATTTAACACTCATAAAGGGTGACCGCGTATTAGCGGGAGCATATTTAGGCTATGATTTAATATTGAACGAAGTAATTTACAGAGATCAAATTGCCGCAATAACTGGTTATGACATTGAAAGTTATAACATGCGAAACACAGAGGAACAGTATTAATGGAACCAAGTTACGAAAAAGTGGGTTTTAAAGGCGCATTGAGGGTTTGGAATAAAACCAATGGATATCTTGATGTCTCCGAAGAAGGACACCTGCTTCAGGGGCAGACCGCCGCTTGGATTCAGGAAACCGCCGAAGTGATCTCCCGGATTGAGCAAGGTTTACTAGAGGTTTTAGAAGGACAAATAACTCTCTCATCCGAGTCTGCACCTGCTGAAACTCCAAAAAAAAAGAAATCTTCACCCGCAGTAGCAGAGGAAGCATCCACCAATTCGGTCACCGAAAGTCCAGTTGTTGCCGATGATAATAAAAAAGAAGTAAAAGAATCAACACAACCAAATAATGAAGTTTCTGTTGAGACAGTTTAAGTAATGTATACTCGTTTTACGGAAATTTCTTCAACTCAAATGGAGGGTGCTAGATGCCCGGCGTAACAATTTCAACAGCAGTTCGTACAGGCGCGATTAACATCGGAACCGCCCCCGCAGCAACATTCTTTCTTCTTGGCACCGCTGAGCGTGGTATCGGTTCGGAAGCAGTTTCTGTTACTTCTCTAGAAGATTTTGAAACCAAATTTGGTGGTCATGTAACTGGCTCATATTCGTGGTATTCAATGAAGACCTTCTTTGAAGAGGGTGGCGTTCAGGCTTACTTCGTAAAAGTGAATGCTTCTGCTGGTGTTGCTGGAACAAAAGCGTTCGTCACCGCAACTGGCGATGGTCCTGGCGTAACTTTCACTGCTGTTAGCAAAGGTGTTTGGGCAAACGATCTTGAGTTCACCGTCACAAACAACACAACAGATTTTGATGTGTACATCACCTACGGTGGAGAAGAAATTTTTGATGGTTCTGGTTACACAAATCTAACCGAATTGATTCAGGCTGTCAACTTTGATGCAACTCTCGCCAATTATGTCACCGCAGCCCTTACCTCTGGCGCTGATGCATCACACCTACTCAAGACAGCGAGTGCAGGTTCGCCATCTAACGGTGCTGACGGAACTGTGGCAAAATCAGATTTCATTTCAGCATTCAGCCTTTTCACCGAAGATCTTGGTTCTGGCTGTGTGGCAGCACCGGGTGTAGCAACTGGCTCATCTGATACCGCATTTTACGATGCACTTCGCACACATGCGGCTTCTTATAATCGCATTGCGCTCTGCGGTTTTGCCTCATCGGCAACACTCGCTCAGGCTCGTTCAGCATCCACTGGATATACAGGCACCTTGTACCACGAACATATGGCTTTCTACCACCCTTGGGTGCAAATCCCGAACGGAACCGTAACTGTTGATGTACCACCAGAAGCATATGTAGCCGCTGTCCGTTCACGAACCCACAACGCAGCAGGTCCGTGGAAGGCTTATGCAGGAGTCGCATCAGAGGCTAATTTTGTTAGCGGTTTAACTTTGCCAG